GTCCGGTGCCGGGAAGTCTTCGCTTTTTACTTTATTATATATAGTTGATCTCGAAAGTTTAGTTATTTCACAAACTCTGTAGATGTCGATTAGGGCCATGTCGTTTTCCTCTTTCAGTTAAAACGTGAGAGAAGTATACGACAGTATGGGATTAAGTCAAGACTTACTCTTAGGTTCCCATGTATCAACTTCGGCGTACCATTTGCCGGTCTTGCTTTCACAAACCTGCACGTTAATCCAATCGCCGGTTTGGCCCGCGAGCCATGTAGCGAGTTCTTCGCGTTTTATGCTCATGTTGCATTTTACCCAGTCGGGAGCATTATCGTTTGGTTTCTTAGCCATGAGACCGTTAACGAATATTTTCTGTGATTGTTCCATGTGTTCTCCTTTAAAAAAAGCCCCTAGCAGGGGGCAACCGAGCTAGAGGCTTAATTATCTTATCTACAGAGTTTGAGGCATGACCCTCAAGAGTAGTTATAAAGGCCCCGTATGCGATATGCAACACTTAATCGCATACATCTTTGGGGTATTCAGCATTTTTTATTTGATCGCTGATTGTTAAATTACATATGCCGCAGAACCTGACTAAAATGTCTTCAGTCTTTTCAGTTGTTTTTAGCTCCTGATCGCACTTTGGGCAGCGGTTTTTCATCAATCTTTTGTGAAATATGCCCGCTCCCTGTACCATCATCTGCTAATCCTTTTGTAGAATCCCTGTACCAATCGAACACGAGCCGAAGTTGGCCGCCGATTGTGCGTCCTTCGCTTTTTGACAGTTCTTTGATCTCTTCATAAACTTCCCGAGGGACGAGAATGCTTTTCCAACGTGTAGTATCCATTTTTATCTCCGATGCGCCTGCGCACATCTAAGATAATATAGGAGAATATACAAGAATGCAAGAAAAAACCCTTTTGTCGTTGTAGTATCATTCCTAGCCGGACAAAAGGGCAGTTGTTGCCGAGAGTGGTCGAGCAACCTATTTAGCTTCACCCCATGACGGTCCGATTTCAACATCACATTTACTCGGAACTTCAAGAGGTATTGCTGTCTCCATAATCCTAGCGATTTCTTGTGCCTCGTCAAGAGTTTTGACCGACATAGCAATCTCGTCATGGATTTGCACCATTGGGATGTGCCCCGCTTTGTACAGGTTGACCATCGCTTGCTTTGTCATATCCGCCGCCGACGCTTGGATGAGCCTGTTCATCGCCTTATAAGTGAACGCCCGCTTTAGTCGCGTGGTTGGCCCGTAGGCGTCCACAGCCTCCTTGTACGGTAGTGCCTTGTTCATTGCGAACGTGTCAGGTTCCCAAAGCTCGAACCGCGCTTTACGGCCCGCCAGTGAGCGCAGAGAGCCGCCCGAAGATTTCTCGTTCAACCGGTTCATCACACCGCGCATCAATCCTTTAACGAACGGCACACGCTCATGGTACTGATGAACCAGTCCCTTCGCGTCTTCGACCGGGATGTCTAACTGTTCTGACAGTTTGTTAACGCCCATGCCGTACATCATACCAAGATTGATCGTCTTGGCTTGCTTTCTGGGAATGTTAGCCATCTCCGCGACAATTGTATGGAAGTCCGTAGACGGGTCTTCGTTGTACGCCTTAACAAAGTCCGCCGCACCGTCGAGCGGCACCCCACGGTTGCGCCCATAAACATGAGCGTAATGCACCAAGATGCGTGGTTCTTGTTGCGAGAAGTCAATGGCCGCCCACTGTTCGCCTTCTTCCGGGAGAAACAACGAACGGATCATAGGGCCAAGCTCTGGGTCGCGGGCCGGGATTTGTTGTAAGTTAGGGTTGGACATAGAGATTCTGCCCGACACTGTACCACCATCGTCCGAGCGGATTTGGTTTATGTGCCCATGTATTCTGCCATCGGTCCGGCAGTGCTTCATAATGGAGTTGATAAATGTACCGGATGTCTTGTTTAGGTTCCGTGCTTCAACAACAAGTTTCGCGAGCGGATGTGGGTGTTCCGATAAGAACAGTTTCGTAAAGCTCGGGGCACCTTTCTCGGTCTGGGGGTAGTTGATGTCGAGTTTATCAAATGCTTTAGAAAGAGATTGCGCCGCCCAGATTTCTACATCGGTCCCGGCCACACGCTTAATTTCCTGCATCACACTTTTCTCGCGCTTGAGCAGGGCGTCCCGTGTTCTCTCGACGCGGTTCGTATCCACACGAACCCCTCGCCATGTCATATCAACAAGACAGGGCAGTAATTCTAACTCAAGGTTAGCAATAGGCCACAGGTCTTCGCGGCTAAGTTGTATAGAGAGATAGCTCCAAAGCTCTAGGGTTAGCTCGGCGTCAGCTTCAGCGTATGGGCCCACATACATCGCGGGCATCTTCCACATCTCGGCTTTGGGGTCGATCCCAAACTCACGAGCCGCCGCCGTTAATCCTTTTTCGGATTTTGTCTTGTTAAGAAGATCGTAGCATAAAGCGTTTAGGCTGTAGCTAAACCGGTTCTCGTCGAGCAGTGCTGCAACCAGCATGGTGTCAATTACCCGGCCATTCATCTGAAAGCCCATCGCTCTAATCCAGCCCAAGTCGTACTGGGCGTTGTGCATTACCTTATCGGCAGGGCACTCGAACACTTTCTTGAGCCACTTGTTAACGATTTTCTCGTCTAAGTTACCACCGCCAAGGTGACGGGTAGGCAGATAGCAAGACCAACCGTCTACTGCAACGGCATAGCCAATGACTTCGCCGTCCTTTGTAGGCCAGCCGGGTCCGTTCTTTTTAAGGTTCGGGTCCCGTGTTTCCACGTCGATTGCGATTGTACGAGCGGACGTGATGTCTGGAAGCTCCAACGGCGGAACCCACTCACTTTTAGGGGCGAACATAGCCATTTGCAAATTTGCCATTAGTTTTTACTTCCTCAATAATTTTATTTACAGGGCGTCCGTCTTTTTCGACAAACTCTGCTCCCAATCCAGTGTAACCGGCTTTATCAATCCACGAGTCCTCATGGTCAATTGTCTCGACAAGACGACTGGTTTTTACCCAATCCATCATTAAAGCAACGTGGGCCGGGGTTAGAAACCCGTGGCTCTTTAGTGCCCCGTTCATAATGATGTTCCACCCGTCAGCGATACGCCCATGGTTTTCGTAAGCGTCACCATAATCCTTGGCGCGTTGGCCGTTAATCAGTTCTTTAGCTTTGTCTAATACTTCATCACGCTTCATTTTAATGCACCACTTGGTTAATGTGACCAGTTACAACGTAATCGTTTAACTCTTCATCCCACTCAAGAGTGAGGGCAGGCAGGTCTTCGTCCGAGGTAGTTAACCACTTTGATCGAACACGGTAGGACTCGATGTCTGAAACAAACCCCTGCTCATCAATCGCTTCCATCATACCCTTGTACTGGGTCCATGTGACTTTCTTCATGTCTTCTCCCCCTTAAATAATTGACTTTCCCACTGACATACCTCGTTGATATGCGTGTGTCGTGTTGTTGGGCGCACCATGCCAACTTTTTCAACCCACCCTAAATTTTTTAAAGACACCATCATCGCACCCCAAACATTATGGTGATGTGGGTCAGCCATCCCCTGTGACCTGCAAAACGCGCAAATTTTACCGCCTTCTACAATCTTGTGTTCAGCAAGGTACTTCGCGGCGTTCTCATAATACGCTTGTTTCCATTCGTCATCAGCGTGAACATAGGCTCGGTCAATCTCGGCCTCTATAAATTCAAAACGTTCTTGTTGTTTCATAGGTCATAACTCCTTGTAAAATCTTCTGGTTCAACAATAAACAGGTTCTCTTTCGCACGGGTTACACCAACGTAAAAAACGCGGTGCATATCGTCTGGGTTAATTGTCATCTGTTCTTCTGACGCTGGCGAAAGGTCCGTGAACAACACAACGTTGTCCGCCTCTCCGCCCTTTGCTCCGTGAATTGTTGACACGGTTATACGCGGCTCGCCGTTAAATCTTTCCCCGCGTCGTAGCATTGCAATGATGTAGGCTCTTTCGTTCTCTGGAAGTCTGTCCATAGCAACGTGCCAAACCATATCTTCTGTAGCTAGAAGTCCGTGGTCCGCGGTCAGCGATATTAGGCTTACGAGGTCTGTATCTTCTAGTGCGGTTAGTTTTTTAAAGCCCCGCGCCACGCGGTCTTTAGTTGACATGAAGTTGTAGATCTTACGCGCCACGGCCCCGTTGATTTCTCTTCCTTTACGCAACTGTTCCCATCCGTTTACGGCGTCGCTAAGATTTTCAGAGATGGATCGGTGTCCGCGGTTGTTGAACAGGTATCCAGACGAGCGCAGTTCTCCGGCTACTGGGTTTAGTTGGTATCCGGCTTGCGCCATTATGAGCCACGATCCCTCGGACATGTCTATCTCTTCGATACTGAAGATCCGCCGGATTGACCCTTGGGCATTTTCCTTTGGCTTATATTCTTTAAGAAAGCGCTTTTTAATGCGAGACACGACCCGCTCTGCCAGTTGGTGTATTTCGAATGGAACACGGTAGGATTGGTAGAGAGTTTCTGACCCGCCTTCCAGATTAATAAAATGATCTACATCTGCGCCTGCCCAGCGGTAGATGGCTTGGTCATCATCTCCAGCGCAGTACATTCTGTCGGACTTCTCATCTATAATGTGGGCAATGTCCCACTGTATAGGAGAGAGGTCTTGCGCTTCATCTACAAAGCATAGGTCAAAGTTAGGGCAGTTCCCCTGACCCTCTTTAGGAAAACTTTCCAGCATATCGGTGAAGTCGAACAACTCCATATTCTCTTTGTACATACGCAGACACTTGTCCACATAGGTGACTGTGTTCCACTCAACATCTATGCCGACACTATTATACTGATCTCTGAGCGGGATCTTCCGCATACGGGCTAGGTTAATCAGACCCAAGATAGGATCAGTTGCTTTGACCGTGCTGGGAATATCATCCTCATAAAGGCTGGTGCGGGTCATCTGAAGCTGTACGCCCATCTGATTAGAAAGCTCGCGATAGTTCTCTTCTTGCATCACTTGTTCGGGGCGTATGTCAGAACAGGTTAAAGCAAGACTATGCAGTGTCCGGAAGTAGAACAGGTCTTTCTTGGGATCTAACCCAAATCGTTTTGCGGCACGTTCTTTTGCTTCGTTGGCGGCTTTACGAGTAAAGGCTAGGAAAGCAATGTTCTTTGGAGCAACGCCCTTTTGAAGAGCGTCATCGACCATATTAAGAAGTCGTGTCGTCTTCCCCGTTCCCGGTGGGCCGAATATTCTGAACACTGGTCCTGTCCTTTCTGTATATCTGCCAGACGCGCTGTTTGCTTATTTCAAACAATTTAGCGACGGCCGTCTTTGTCATGAGTTGCTCTTCAATCAGTCGAACGATCTCTAAGTTTCTTTTACTTGGCGGTGGTCTTGTCAAAACGGGCTCTCCTGTTTTGGAGTAAAGTCTGGAGTTGTAATATCTATGTCTCCGACCTCGAAGGCGGGTATCTGCCAGACGCGCACTGCGCGGCCTTTAATCTTTAGAACCGTGCTGTCTCCGTTTATGTCACGAAGGCGCTGGGCAATGCGGTGGGACTTATACTCAAAGAACTTGTTCTTCTTTAGAAAGTTCTCGAAGTCTTTTAGGCGGAAGTAAGTTACCATTGCGTCCTCATCGGTCCAAGGGCGGCGGAGTAAGATCTCTTCTTTATCTTGCGCCTGCTGTAGGAAGCGACAGAACTCTTCGAGGTAGTCGTAGAACTGTCCGCTTACACTGGCGTCCACTGCGACTTCCATGATTGCGCTTTCGTTCTCGCGCATTTCGGTAAGCAGGGAACTGATCCGGCCTTCCCACTGTTGCTTTGCGGCGCTTCGCGGCATGAAGTTGAGTTGCTCCATGCAGGCTTTTTGAAACATGGGCTGGCTCATCAGGGCGTCAGTGTCTAGCTCCAGAGGCTCGCCGTTTACATCCATAAACCAGACAGGCGGCGTTGAGTTGTACTTCCGCAGATTTGCTACCGTGGCGTTTTGCACGGCGGAGCCGATACCAAACTTACGGGTCTGGCATAGCTCCTTGTTACAGTGCGCGTTGATCGGCGCGTCGCTACAGCGGTAGGCATATTCTTTGCGCTCAAGCTGTTTTGCAACGACTGTGACTTCGCTTAGAGGCAACGGCGGCTCAAAATACTGCATGTTGTAAGTAAGGATCTCTGTCTCCCAGCTATCTGGGAACGCTTTGCGTAGATACACGCCGATATTAAACAGGCCGTTGTTGCGCCCACCCTCAGATATTTTCTCTTTAATCAGGTGTTGCAAGCAGGGCGGGCCGTCTCGCATGGGCGTAGTTTCGGATGCCTCGGTTATTTGTAGCTTTTGTATTTGCTCTGGCGTTTGGACGTGCGTTTCGTAAAGGTTGTAGAACTCTTTTAGCGTGGCTGAAGTGCCGTCATCTAGGATGCCGTAGCGTAAACCATCCTCTGAATTATAGTAGGGCAGGTTTAGAAAGTTGCCTACATCTCCACGATCTAGGTGTAGCTTTATCTGCTTTGGAAATACTTCGCTCTCGCCGTAGCCCAGCGCGGCGGCAATACTTTTCAGAGACTTCTGCATGTCCCGTGCTTCTACCCAATCCTTACAGAAGAGGAAGCAGTGCGCCCCACCAGACTTTGATCGGCATACAACGAGCGGAAGTTTTAGTTTTCTAATCTTTTCTAAAAGAACCTTGTGGTCCAGCGGATACTGGTCAATATCTACACAGCCCCACTTGCACATATTATCTGCGTTAATCGGGATAATTCCGATAGAGTTTCCCTTACCCGAAAGGTGGCCTTCCCACAGACCCGCGTTGCGCGGTTCACGAACGATGCCTGCTTTGCCTGTATTTTTCCCGTTGGACTGAGTTTTCTCAATCCGGTATGTGCCGTAAGCTTCTTTTAGTCCATCAAAGATAGACGAGAACTTTTTAACTGTCATGGTTATGTCCTTGTGGTGGGGACTGCCGAAGCAGCCCCCTAGTAAAACTTAAAACGGGATGTCGTCTGAAGCGCTTTTGTCTTCGTCGTTTTGATGTTTTACAATCACATCGCCCGTAAGCACACTTTCGGAGAAAGACTTTGCTTTGGCGTAAACGTCGGCATCTTGCACTGGGTTTTCGCGGGACATTTCCCAACCGTGCCAGCTACCTTTAGAGTTCTCTTCGGCTTCCGCTTTGATACGGTAGACGTGAGAGAAGCGGGGTGGTGTGAACGGACCGTTCTTACCCTGCATTGTCACTGACTGAATCATGCTGTTCCACTTACGGCTTTTCTTTAGCTGTGTGGACTTCATTGCAATCAG